TCCCGGTCTACAATCAATAATCGTTTGATTGCCAGTTGTTGTATTTAAATACAACTGAGCTTCAATTGTAAAATCACCAGCATTAAACTGAACAAAAGAGCCATTTGGGAACCTTAAATAATCCCCAGTTCCATCAAACGACATCGAACTACCACCGAACTTACTCTGTGTCGTGCTTATCTGCGCGTTGCCTACAGTTTCAAGGTCGTTCTTTGCTGTAGCGTCTGTGATGCCAGCGTTGGTGAAGTTGGTAAGGAGTTGGGTGTTTGTAATGGCAGTCAAAGGCGCTGTAGGAACGGTGTAAGTCGTTCCAGAATACTGTGCTGTTCCTTTTAATATCCTTGTGTTCGCTGTATATCCAAGCATCAACTGCTCTATAGAGTATCTAGTACCAATGTAAGAAGTTGTAGGAGAAACAGAATAGTTTGTTGAATCTGTTTGTGTGCTAATTCTTGAGCCGTTTAGATACAACGCCCCAGTAGTGCCAGACCGAACATAGGCAATGTGATTCCATTGATTAGCAATCACAGACGCGGTTACAGACCAATCCGCAGAGCCGTTAAACCAAGTGACATTATTGGTTGATCGCGTAAAATGAAAAGCCCAAGCACCTGTCTGCCCAGAATTTCTTGCATCAATAATGTAGTAGTTACCAGTTCCTGTTGGATATATCCATGTCTCTACCGTGAAGTCGCCAGTACCAAAAGCGATTGAGCTTCCCGGCCCCCAAGTTAAATAATCCCCCGTCCCATCAAAGTACCCACTACCACCTACTGTAGCCGCGCTATACGCAACAGTAGGGGCAAACGGGCTGAAGGCTTGGATGGATGGAGTGCCACCGATGGCAAATGTGTTCCCTGTAGAACTATTATCTACAAAACGATTACTTTGCGACGTTAATAAAAGGGTATTTGCATCAGAAGAATAGCTCGTTGTTACTGCGCTAATTGATCTTGCATTATTTGAAAATCTCACATTAGAAACATAGCCATTAACAGTAAATGAACTGTTCCAAGATAGCCCACCAATGTTTGCAGCATTTTGACCTACGCTACCGCTACTAGTTCCAGTTGCTACAGATGAACCATTTATATACAAAGTTGTTTGGTTTGTGCTTGTACCAGCCCTAACAACGTCAATCTGATACCAAGTTCCAACTACAGGCGTCCATGTATGAGTAATGATTCTTGTATTGGCTATATCAATTTGCAGTTGAGTGCTGCCGCCAGCGAATTGAATATTTATTCCATCCGTACCGGAAGCGCCAACGCAAAACATACGTTGATTCCCGCTTGTGGAGTTAAAGTTTACAAAAAGTTGTACAGAAAAATTACCAGTTCCAACGCCGTAAGCAGCAATGCTTGTAAATGCAACATAGTCAGTACTACCACCAAAGTAATTACTCCACCCCGTCTGACTAAACGGCGAGAAAGTACCCTGCGTAGTGTTGCCGTTACGAGTAATCGTGAAGTTGTTGGTAGACGAGTCTAGGAACGTGTTGTTCTGTGCGCCGTTCGTACCATCTCCGGGTAGCAATAACGTGACACGGTTAAAGAACTCGTCAACAGCAGCAGCTATTGCGGTTCTAGCCCCCAACAGCATATTCATGATCCCACTCATGACACATTCCCTGTCACTACACAAACCGTACCGCTAATGAATAGGATCGTTGCTACACCTCTAGTCGCTAACGTCATCGTATCCTTGTCCGTATTCGTTCCAGCGATATAAGCCGTCGTAATCGAGCAGGTAATCGTGATGTTGCCGGTCGTGTTATTAAAGAGAGAGATAACGTCACCAGCAGCGAATGTCGAGTTCGGGATCGTGATTGATCCGCTAGTGCCGACACCCACAAACTCACCGATGTCGGTAAGTGCCAATGTGTATGAGCTAGTTTTGTCTGAGCCAGACTGAGGCACATTCCTATACCCAAGCGTTGCAGCGTCAGGCGGCAGCGTATAAGTATTCGTTCCAGCGGTAGCAGGCGCGTTTAACGTGGCCGAGCCCGACGTTGAGCCAGCGAGTTTCAACCTTGTCGAGTTGAACGTCTGGTCTGCCGTAAATGTAGTCGCTGTACCTGGCGCCACATAGTCAGTACCCGCCGATGCGTTAGCCAACGCGCCACCAGAGTTGGCCTTCAGAATCGCTGTGCCCGATGGCGGTGTTAGATAATCAGTGTCTGCAACAGCATTCGCCAGCGCGCCGCCAGAGTTGGCTTTCAGAATCGCTGTACCTGATGGTGGTGCGAGATAGTCCGTACCTGCCGTTGCCGCACTGAAGGCTGAACTGCCGTTACCTTTTAAAACGCCAGTTAATGTCGTAGCACCTGTACCACCATTGCCAACAGGCAGCGTACCTGTCACTTGAGACGCTAAGTTAATAGTACCCAGCGACTGTTTTAAGTTGCCGTTGGTGTCAAATGTACCGTCTGTCGTCCAGGTATCTCCAACCGCCAGTGTTACTTTAGCGATCGTGCGTTGTGTCGCATTGTTGTCGTACTTAACAAAAATCGTCACCGCAGCAGTGTCGCCGTTATAGATCGTGATGTCTTTCACGACACGGCGGTTCGATCCTGTCGGCGCAGGTACGACCGTCACATCGGTCGAGCCGTTCAACGCGCCGTCTGTTGCGCCTTCCGTAATGCCCGACCCCGCGTTATCCGCGTAAGTCGATACAAACGTCGGGTTCGTTGTGGCCGCCGAGGTGGACATTGCCACCTGAATGCTGATGGCGGTGCCGTCAAGAACTAAAGTTTTCATGTCTACCTCTTAAGATAAAAACCAAGCGTAAGCGCCGCCATCACCCGATCCGCCGCCTGTTGATGCAATCGTAATCGAGCCGGCGCCGTTGGTCACGGAAATTCCGGTGCCTGCGGTTATCGTGTTCTTCGTCCACAGACTGGTCGACTCGTTATAGATCAACACCTGACCGTTTGATGGATTCTGCGCTGAGACGTTGTGCAACTCGTCAAGCTCGTAACCGTTTTGAACGCGCACATAAATCTGACCATTGCCGTTGTTAGCACGTTCAACCGTTCCGATATACACCAAATGATTGGGTGCGTATGGCTTTGTCGCGGTCAAAGCGCCTGCTGTTGCGCCAAGATATACAGAGTCGCCCGCTGTGTACGAACCAAGATTCAAGCCGTCCAATACACCTTGGCAGATAACCATACCTGTGCCGCCAGCGGTGATGTTTTCAGCCGCTAGGCCAAAGGTTTTAGCTGATGTAGCGTCGCCTGTGTTGTTGGCCAACTTAACCGACACGCGGTCGCCAGTTGCGGAGAACATATACACCGCTTGACCTTTGGTAATCGTCGTTGCTTCCGCATTCGTCGCTCTGGCATACAACGTCTGGCCAACATTAGCCGTTATGGCTGACGTTAGACCGACAGCTAATGTGTTTTGATCGCTATTCCAATACAGACGGCCGACCGCATTAGTAACGGTTGGTGTTGTATCAAAATCAATGTAGTCGGGCGTGCCAAACGCTGTCACGCCAGAAATAGCGCCGGTATCACTAACAGTCACGACCGAATTCTGAATCAGCTTGCCGGTTGTCGTATCAAACCGAGCAATCGCATTGTCAGTCGCAGACGAAGGCCCAACAACATCGCCTGACCCTGACGGCGTACCCCACGATGCGTTAGAGCCATCGGTCGTTAAGAACTTACCTGCGTTGCCCGACTGATCCGGCAGACTTGCACCACCACCACCGCCGCCTGACGCGCCTTGATTGATGATGATCTTTAAGCGATCAGCGATATCTGGCGGCAACACTTCGCCGGCGTTGATCTGACGACCGTTCGACAACTCGATAACTAAGCTGTTGTCGAAGTCTAAAAATACGTTTGTGACAGATACGCCGTCTTGACCATCAACGCCGTTGACGCCGTCTTTGCCATCACGACCAGGGCGGCCATCTTTACCGTCTTTACCCGGCTTACCTGGCTCACCATCCTTACCATCACGGCCATCAATACCGTCTTGACCGTCTTTAATGTTGGCAATGCGCTGTTCTAGCTTCGCGCCGACGTTATCGAACCGGCCACGGATGTCAGACTCGACTTTTTTGAGCGCTTGAACGACCAAATCGACGTTTTTAGCGATCTTCTGCTTCTGAAGGTCTTTACTCTCACGGATAGACTGCTGAATGGAGGCTAACGCGGCGAGTTTTTCCTCGTCGGTCATCTCATTTAGGTTCGGGAGTAGGCTCATTTCAGCTCTCCTGCCAACGACTCAAGAAAATCATCCTCAATCTTGCTCAGATTCTCTCGTTTCGTTTCCATTTGAAGCTCAACAATCTTCGATTTGTTCTTGATGTCGGCTTCTTTCAGCATCAATTCAGCGATCTTGACCCGCTTGTCGAACTCTTTGGACGCCAGCTCATCATTGTTCGGCAAATTCTGCGTATTGGCCGCCATGATCTTCGCTTCCGTCTCGACGGGCTTCAACCGCGCCTCGATCAGCGTCTTCGTAGCCTCTGCACGGTTCTGCTCGGCTTGCGTCTGACTGACCGCGATCTGCGCCTGCGCCGCTTCCATCGCCAACTGCTGCTGCATCTGCGCCATCTGCTGCTGTTCTGGATTCGGCTGCGCCATTTGCGTCAGTGACTCCATCAACTCCATGCGGTTAGACAGCGAACTGTTGGCCACAATGCCCTTCAGGATCAACGGCAGCACCGGTGTGTCTGGCCCCAAGGTTTGCAACAGCGCAATGAACTGCGCCTGCTCGTACTCACGTGCAATGATGCCCAGTGTCGCAGTCGGGATGAAGTTCATATCCACCGACGGATACCGCTCGGGGTCGAACTGCATGTACCTAAACGCCGACTTCTTGATGAACGGCATCAAGAAGTCTTCTTGGAAGTTCACCAACGTGCGCTTGTACTTCTTGATGATCGAAGCGACCGCCATCGACATGCCGGCGTTGCCACCATCACGCGAGACTTGACTGACCATGCCCTGTGAGTCCAGCGTGCCCGTTGCCTGCAACAGCATCGTCTCAAACCGCTGGGCGGTGGCCAAGTTGTCGTTCGACGTCTGACCAAACTTAAACGGGAACAGAATCTCGTTCGGGTTGCCGTTGGTTAGAATCGCCTTGCCCGGACGCACTTCAAACTTCGCGCCACGCGGCAGACGCGTTGCATCCATCGCCATCATCGGTGCCGATGTCAGCGCCAGTCCATCCAGATGCGAGCGCACTTCTGCGTCAATCGCCTTCTGCATGTTGTACGCTTTCTCAACCGTCCCCCGTCCTAGCAGACGGTTGGGCACCGTATCGTCCTGGTACGACAGCACCGGACGATCCTTCATCATGTACGGGTTCTCTTCGGCCTTCAAGAGCATCCCGTCGTTGGCGATCACAACGATCGCTTCGACCATGTCGCTGTAGTCCTCGGCTGCTGAATCCTCCGGGAACAGATCGACCATCTCCTCGTCGCTTTCGTTCAACTTGGCGATGTACTCTTTAGGCACCAGACCGTAGTAGGTCAGAAGCTTGACCTTCTCATCCTCGTAGGCGCTGACCTCTTGCGTGGGCTCGAGATCAGTATCTTCATACGTCGGTGTGATGTTGACTTTGCGATAGATGCCGCGCTCGATGTTGCGCACCACCTTGTGGATCGATACGTACTTCTCAATCGCCACACCCATGCAGTCGTCGACCGACGTGCCGTTCGGGTCAAATAAGAAGTTCTTAGGGTTCACCGGCACTAACTTCACCGACACCCGCGGCTTCTCAATCACGCCAATGGCCGCCTGTCCGGGTTGCCCCGGGATCGGTTGCGTGGCCGGCATGTATTCCTTCTCCATGCTGACCACGATTTCACCAACACCAGTGCCATAGATTTCGGCTAACAACTCGATGTGATCGATAGATTTTCTAATCTTGTCCTTCTTGAAGTCTTCCATCAACTGGCGCTTTAGCATCTCCACGTCCAGTGGGCTGCCGTCGATGTCCTTCAAGTCGTCTTCGATGTCGAAGTACTCGCCCGAGCCAAAAATCGCCTCCATGATCTCGGCGTGGCGAGTTTCTACCGCCTGCTGCGTCATCGGCGTGACCAGGCGGGAGCGTTCAGAATCGCGGGTCTTGTCTTCGACTGCCCATTCGCCACGGAAGATACGTTCGTATTCTTCCCAGCTCGGCAGGAAATTGATGTCTCGGTAGGTACGCCACCGATCACAATGATCAGTCACGAAAGAAACTAATTCTTTATCGGCCTCGTCTGGCTGATCAAAGTCGTTTTGGTCCATCTCACACTCCAGCGATCACGTCGATTGGTTCCCAATCATCATCCGCGTCGTCCGCAAAGTAAGAGGTTACGGCCAACTGGTCTATGTAGGACAATGCATCGGGCAGGTCATCATGCACGCCCTGCGCAGGAAACAACAGCAGTTGGTCGAGGAATGTTTCCCAATCGCCGTCTTCGTTTAGCACGATGCGTCCATGCTCGAAACGACCTTGGAGTCCCCAGATTATCCGGTCGGCCTTTTTTCGGTTGCCGTGCGTCAGGTCAACTATGTGCGAATATACATTATTCTTACGCATTAAGTCACTCAAATACGGCAAAACCGCGTTCTTTAGCGCCCCCCGCTCGATCCCCACGCTGAGTGGCCGGTAGTCGCGCATGGCCATCAGAATCTTCGCCGCCGTCTCCCGGATGTCCCACCGCCCGTGCCAGATGTCCTTTACCCACCACGTGCCGTCCTCGGTCACCTTCACAATCGCAATCGCCGACTCGTCCAGGCGCTTCTTAGAATTCGCCGCCTGCTTGGCCACTTCTTCAAACCCCGCCAGATCGACCGCCACGTAGTAACTGCCGTACTGCGGCTCGTCGCTGTACTTGATCCAATCTTCCTTGAACACGTCCGACCCGGCGTTGTCAAAGCTCGCCATGTATTCTTGCTTAAATGCAAACGTCGACAGGGTCTTCTTCGCCGACTCAATCTCAGTCGGGTCAATCAGCGGGTTGTCCTTGGTGGTGAAGTGCCAGCTCTTCCAGTCGCTGTCGTCTTGCGTCTGCCCCAACTTGTACAAGTTGGGGCAGACGCAAGACGACA